AAACCACCCTTTTTAGATAGTTTTACAATATTACCAAATTTGCCTTGTTTAGGTAAACCATCTCTTGTTGGAGAGGGATAACCTCTATTTCTTGCAGGTTCATCATCCCCACTATAAATGTAATGTAGGTATTTGGCCGCCCAATCCTTGACTCTTACAGTCATAGCTAATTTGTTACTACTTGGTTTAGCAAATTGAGATATAACGACACTTTTAATTGTTTGTGGTCTTGGTCTATCTAATTTATCGTTGAGGTGCGACCTTTCAGCATTAACAATTTTTTCGCCAGTATAGTTCATGGCTCTAGCCATAATTTTATTGAAATTTTTTTTGTTTAAACTTCGGTCAAGTTCTTTTCTAACTTGTCTTAGATTTGATTTTAAAACTATCCGCATACTAAATTTGCCTCAATACTAAATTTGCCTCAATACTAAATTTGCCTCAATACTAAATTTGCCTTAATTATAAATTTGCCTCAATACTAAATTTGCCTTAATTATAAATTTGCCCAATGACTTTTTTTATCAAACTTTAAACCATTCTCATTTGCTACTTTAAGAATAGTCGATTTGCTTCTACCTAAAGACATTACCACTTCGTTTAGCGATTTGCCTTTATCGATTTGCCTTTTAAGTTGCGAAACATCAATTTGCGGTTTATTGCTCATTATAAGTTCTCGTAATGTTCTTTTAATTTATTAATATACCAAATTGCTTTCTCTAAGTCTTGAATATTGGCATCTTTATATTTATGCCTATGTAAGTACTTGATTGCATTACCTTCAAGGTACGAAGGGAAATTTGCACCTAACTGTTGCTTGATGTAGTCGATACATTCCAATTTGCCTTTATTGTAATGCGGTGGCTTGTTGATGGGATCATTCATTTACTTCTCCTAAAAATGTTTTAGTTTTTTCCTTTTTGCCATAATTTCTGTAGGGAATTTCGATTTCAACATCATTTTGCTCTTGCTTTTCAAAAGTTACGTGCATTTTTAAATTATTTTGATGCTGATATTCTACCCAGCCTTCATAGAAATTTATCAAAGCCTGACCAGCACTTTCTAATGCAAAATCATAACCTTTAATTTGCCTATCATGTTCCTTGTAATGTTTTTTTGCTTTAAGTTCTAAAATGTATTTTTGCTTATTATTATTATCATCATAGTAAATTATTAAGATATCTATTCTTTTCTCACCAACATATTCATTATTAAAAAAAACTGGTACTGGATATTCTTTTATATTTTGTATACCTCTCTCACATAATCCAAAAGCAAAGGCGTTTTGAAATACTGTTTCTGAATGTATTGTTCCAATTTTTTGTAATATTTCTTTGTATACCTCTGCAACTATTTTATCTACTTCTTCTAATCTCATATTCCTCTCCTTACTAATTCATTCTTACATTTTTGTATGACCTTTTTCTTTGCACTTGGTGATTCAATATAATCATTCAGTTCTTTAAGTGTCATACACTTCAAATAATAATGTTCAATACTTAATTTGCCTGTAGCCCTGTCTCTTATCTTGACACTAGGTTTTAGTTTTATGGGCATCTTTTTTCTCCTTTTTCTTTTTTCCAAATACTTTTTCCCAATTTGCATCTATTTTCTTAGAATCTTCAGGTCTACGTTTACTGCCTTTACCTCCGTGCCAGTTAGACATAATTAATCCTTTGAAAATTAACTGACTTATCTAATTTGCTTAACAGCTCTTTTGCTTTCATAAAATCATTAGGGATACAACGTAATAATTCTTCAATGCTAAATATCATAATATCTTTTTCATCTTTGTGTATTTTTTCTAATAATGGTTTTTCATCATCGGTATCACATACTAAAACAGTCTTTTTATCAAAGTTAAAACATCTTACGTTTGGTTGAATCATATTGTATCCGCTTTCTTCACATTTGATATTTAATTGCTCAAAAGCCCTAATCATCATTTCTACCATTGCAATTTGCTTTTTAGGTGAATCTTCTCGTAAAGATTTTTTTAGCAACTGTTCTGCTTTGATAAATTTAATTTCAAAATCAACACCTACCATTTTATAGATTCGTTTAGAATTACCCCATTTAACTTTTATTTCATTTTCATAAAACCTTAGTTGTTTTAATTTATCTTTTAAAGAATCTTCTAAATAATTACTCATATTTTATATCCTGTGTTTTGTGTGTACATCTAAGTGTGTATCTGTGTAGTCCTTACGGACTACTACACACACACACACTTATATAATGTACCGCTACACACTTACACACTTGTTTACACACTTACACACTTGCATATTATAATAGCTCATAATCTTCATAAGGTCTGAACTCAACTAGCCTGTAACCCTGCTTGGTTGTCGCATTTTCGTCTCTTTTGGCTTGAATCACAATTCCAGCTTTTTCCAATCTTTTAAAAGCATTATTTGTGTTATCTCTACCAATTTCTTTGCCACTTCCATTAAAAACTGCATGATGTTTAAAAGTAGAGTGTGTAAACCATTTTTCTTCAGGTTTTTCCTCATCTAGTGCTAATGAGTACATTAAACCCACTATCTTTTTGTCTACTATATGATCTATTTTTGCTTGTGCATCTTCATCAGATTCAATTTCTGAATCGGTTTCAATTAACAATCCTGAAGTTACATCAAGACCCTCACCAATAATTCTCTCTTCATGGAATTCAAAGTTCTTTTCTGCCATACCCATTCCATCTTTATTCTTGGTTTGTTTCATCTTGACCAACATCTTCTCCACACCATCAATAGTTTTGTCTTTTCTCTCAACTAAGAATTCGCCATCAATAGAAGCATCAAGAACAGAACTACCTCTAGCTCTACCCTTATTACCTCTACCAGTGTGATGTACAAGCAATACACTACAATCAAAGTCATGTATCAATTGATCTGCGGCTTTAACAAACTTGTTCACCTCTTGAGCTGAGTTCTCATCGCCACTAAAGTTACGTTGGAATGTATCAAATATAATTAAACCAATTTGCTTCTCTTGTTCTTTGAGTAAATTAATTTCATCTACTAACTTCTCATATTCATCAGCTTCATTAATTCTTGATCCTCTGTTAGATAAAAACAATGGCACATCTTTAAGACCTTCATCTTTTTCAGTTGGGTCTGTATTCTTTAAATATTGATCTATGGCTGAAAGCCTCCTGCGTATGCCAGCCAAACCCTCCCCTGCAAGATATACTACAGGTGCTTTTTTTGCAGTATGACCATAGAAATCAGTACCTCTTGCTACCGCACAAGCCATAGCTATCGCAATAAACGATTTGCCTGATTTCGGCTCACCAAATACAGTTATAAGCCTGTTTCTCTCAAATACATCTGTTATCAGCCAATCAGGATTCGTTACCTGCGATATTACATAATCGGCTCTTTGAAAACGTAAAGCACCAGCAGGTAACTTTTGTTTTTGCAAATTGGCGTAACGAATAAAATGATCTGCTGATTTAAAGTCACCTCTTTGATAAGCATCGTAAAGATCATCTTTATCTTCAAATCTTTTAGGTGGCTTAATTATCTTTATTGATTTGCATCCTTTTTTCCTTAAATATTCAGCTAATTCTTCTGCACAATCTGTACCTGCTTTATCATTATCAGGAAATATCCAAACGTCTCTTTTTAATATAGGTCTCCAGTCTGCTTTCTTCCAACTATTAACTCCACCATGCCAAGTACAAGAATCAAGGGTATCTCCTATAATCGCCTCACAGCCCTTCAGAGCCTTCTCACCCTCATTTACTACGATTGGCTTGGTGGGGTACTTATCCGTATAGTAAATAGGCATGAGAAGGCTCTCAGGACGTTTTAGATGCCATAAACCATCAGCACCTAGTGTAAATGGTGCATATTTCTGTTTTATGGCATGACCTTCAGGGAATCTAAGAACAATAAAATTATTGCTATATTTAAGACTAACGATTGATTGTTTATATAAGTCAATCATTTGTTGTCTGTCGAATGACCTAGCATTACTAGTGGTTTCGTTTTTAGGGGGGTATAAACCACTTAATAAGGAGTCGTTTGAATGTAATGCTAAGTCATAACCAAACTGTTTTAAAACTGTATTTATATCTTGATTTAAGTGTTTTATTAAATCAATTACACCACCACCGACTCCTGCCTCGTGATCGTAAAATGTACCCTCTTTCTTATTAAGAACCATTGAACCCTTGTTACCCCATCTAAGCTCGTTAGATGAGGTCTTACTGGGTTCTCCTAGTAGTTGCTTGGCAACTTCAGGAGCTATTCTTATCCAATCTATCTGTTGCATCAGAATGGTATATCGTCATCAGTTAATTCATTCTGACTTACCATCTCTGCTACTTTATCAGCAAGACCTTCGTTTGGACTTTTAAATCCATCGTATTCTAAAGTATCACCATCATTATCATAGAAAGGTGGTATTTCAAAACCATCAAATCTAGGTGCAAACTTACTGAATTTAAAATCAAGTTCAGATGATCTACCAATTCCTACCTGTATTTCTTTTGAGCCTAAATACTCAACTACAGGTAAAGAACCGCTATTTGCATCCATTTGATTCCAAAAGCCAGTTAGTATCTTATTAAAAGCACTTGATTCAGCATAAGTGAATCTGCTCCAAATAAGTGCGTGTTCATGTCCATAAGGCATAACTACACAACTAAAGGCTCTTTTCCAGTCCTCGCTAGGCTTTGGTGATGCTTGACCAAATTTGCTGTCCCATTGATACTGATATTCACCAGCATAACGACCCCAGCCTGACTTAAATGTTGCAGGGTCTAACTGCAAATATTTAATATCAATTGGTGTTTTACCATTAACAAAGAACTTCTGATCTGCTGTTTTAAAAGCAAGATAATAGTCTTTGCTGTCTCCATTGGAATTACTCATTCCGCCTAATATATCCATATACTCTCCTATGGTTAATGTATTGTTTTCTCAATACTGTTTAAGTAATTAGTTTCAAGTTCTGAATAACATCTTTCCTTAAAACTTTCATAATCCTCGTCATTTATAATTCCGAGAAATTCACAGGCTGAAGTTATCTTATCGTATGCAAAACGACAATATTCTTCAAAGTCCTGCTCAAGCAGGTAGCTGTTTAAATCCATCTGCTTTTTGTATGATTTCATCTAACCTTTCACATATATCTGATAAAGGACACATATATGTGCATTGCCAATTAGCTTTATCAAAGTTGTTCATTAAAAATAGTGGTACTACACACATAATATTTCTGCGATCAAACTTATATATCAATATAGGTATCAAGTTATCACCAGCACTATCTACTGCTTGTTGCCACCATTCGTTCTTGTAAATGTTCTGCTTACCATTGTTCTTGTATCTTTTACATTCAATAGCAAAGTTTCGAAAGTAAATATCAGCCATGCCTTTGGTTTGATATTGATCTAAGTTTCTCTTAACTCTTTCTTCAGAACCTTTTAATTCAAGAACTGCGTTAAGTTTGTTTACTATAACTCTCTCAAAAGCCGCACCTTTATTTCTTCCGTTTACCATCAATCTAACTCATTTAAAATATATATTGCTGCTATCACACTTATGATTGCACCTATAAACACTAATCCAAACACACCTGCAATAAAATATAGAATCCACTCAAGCATCGTAATCAGTCCTAACTACTTTGCCACTCATATAAGTTACTTCTCTGTAATGCTTGCCAGCACCTTTTTGGAAATAATATGTTTTGATTTGCTTATCTAACTTTTCAAATTCAAGCTCTTTTCTACGCTTCTCAACTGCTGCTTTATTTTGACCCACGATTACTCTCCTTATAAGAAACCATGCCCAATTTAAGTAT